TGAGCGCAGGGTTATTGGCGTTCGTCGCCGATTTCGGATAGACTCAAGCGAGTTCGAGACCTAATTGACAACACACGGTGAGAGTATCGAAAACGGTAAAGCCTTGAGCAACTTTGGGTTGCGCGGAGAGAAAAAGAGAGTATTGTTACGAACAGGGTTCCGTCTGGGGAGCTTTTCGTTTTTCTACGAACAACCGCGACAAGCCAGTTAACGCCCGGTGCCGAGAGTTCGGCGGCCGGGCGTTTCGCGTTTATCGCCAGTTGTGGCAAGGGTTTGCGACGATCACGCTGCACGGCGGATGATCTCTATTTCGAGAGAGACCAATTAGGCCCCGAAAGGAACCCTCAAGGTTCCTTCCGCACGCTAGAATCTCCGTCACGAACTCTCTGACTCTCTCGCCCGCGGGGCGGAAAAAGTTAACAGGCCGGTTCCTTTCGGACCCTCGTCTCGTCATCTGCAACATGGGCCGGGTCGGACAGCAAGCCGCCCCCCGGATCGATCTCGCTTCGTTGCCAAGCCGGGTGCGCACGCCTAAAGTTGCTGATACAGGTGATGCAAGTTCGGCAGCAAAACTCTCGTGAAAACTCGGCGCGACCAATGAGATCGGAAGTCCATATAAACCTACTCCTTTTGGGCACGCTCCTCCTGGTTCTTGTCCTGGGCGGTTGCGGGCAGGTGAAGACCGCCCCCGGTCCGGCCAACAGCCCGGCCGTTGCGGTCAGCGATCATCTCGCCGCCGTTGCCAAGGCGGGTGATCCGGTCACGCTCGACCAATTGAGCCTAATGTATGAAGAGCCCCCAGCTGCGCAGAACGCTGCGCCACTCTATGCGCAGGCGTTCGCCGCTCTGAGTGCCGAGGCCGCGAACTCGCCTGACTTCCTGGCGCACAACCAAGAGGCCCTGGCCCTCTTGCTCCAGGCTGCTGAGCGCCCATCCTGCCGCTATCCCGTTGCGCTCACGGATGGCGTGATGGTTCTGTTGCCCCATCTCGCCGAGATCACGAGGTGCGCGACGCTACTGCGACAGGAAGCCGCAAGCCAGACTGCGCGCGGGCGCACGGATGCCGCCACCACGGCCATCCTCGCCGGTTTCCGCCTGGCTCGCTCGCTAGACAACGAGCCAGTACTCAACTCCAAGCTGGTGGAGATAGCGAGTCTGGAGCAGGCATTTGACGGGCTGCAGGAGTCGCTCAACCAGAAGAGCTTCACCGACGCCGAATTGCTCAGCCTGCTGACGGCCCTGCGTGACGCCGAGCCAGCCGTAGGCTTCCGGCGAGCGATGCTGGGCGAGCGCGTCAACCTCGTGGCTGCCTTCCAATCGTCGGACGAGAAACTCGCCGAAGCGATGGCTGTGAGCGGCAACAGTGCATCTGCAGCGCCGCCTGCCATGCTTCGCATCTATCGCTCCGGGGGCCATCTCCACGAAGACTTCGCCTTCGCTCTGGACTTCATGTCGAAGCTCGTCGCGCTGGTGGACTTGCCCTATCCGCAGGGGCTCGATGCAACAGCCGGGATGAAGATACCGGACACTCAAAGCGTGCTTGATGAGAAGCTCGTTGTCTCGGCTGCTCTGCTTCCGGAACCCGCTCGGTTTGTCAACAAGGGTGCTGAGGCGGTTGCCCGCATCCGCCTTGCGCGGACGGCGCTGGCGGTGGAGCGTTACCGGTTGAAACACGACGGCGCTCTGCCAAACTCTCTCGCGGACGTATCCTCCGAACTGTCCGGCAGCGTGCCTGAAGATCCGTTCGACGGCCAGCCCTTGCGCTATATAAAACTGCCCGCCGGCGGTTATACCGTTCACTCCGTGGGAGCGGACCGAAAAGACGACGGAGGCGCGGTCCAAGTTCCCAACGGCAAGACACCCCTCGATGTTGTGATGACGATTGCGCGGTAATTAATCGCTGACGCCATAAACGCAAACGCTTGAGTCTTTATGAATGTCGATTGCGCCTTGCTATGATGCCGGTCATGGGGCCTAACCGATAATGGCGATCCTCGAATACGTAAGAACGGGCCGAACCATGCGCTCCAGCGAACCCGGCCATCGCGTTCCGGTTGCAATCCACGCGTCCCGCGGTCCGGGTCGCTGAGCTTGGGTCGTTCGGGCGGCATCAAGGAAACACATACCGATGTGGGCCCGCTTTCGGAATTGGAAACATGCGGTCGTACCAGTGCTCATCGCTCTCGCGTACGCCATGATGACGCTGAGTGCGGAGGGCTCGGCGCTCTGGTATGCCGGCATTGTCTTGACGGTTGGGCCGGGGCTGGCTTATGTCATCGAGGAAGTCGTTTGGAACGTGAGAGGACAAGGACGCCCCTGTGCGAAATGCGGTCATCGAGCCCTCATGAAGTCGTTCCGCGTGCGGAACACTTGCTCGAAATGCGGCGAGCAGTTGTAAGAGGGGAAGCGCGGGCGCCTGCCAATCCCGCATGCCTTAGCTTAGCGTTTGGGATACGTTGGGCCGAACAGCGGCCCCTCTCCGCTCGGTGTGGTATCGTCGCGCGAAGGTTGCTCGGTGAGCCGGTTCGCTGAGCGTTGCCGCGACTCTCTCCCCGTCCGACCGGCAAAAGTTAACAAGCCGGTTCCTTTCGGGGCCTAGTTTCGTCATCTGCAACTCGCACCGGGTAGGTTAGCGAATAGAGGCGTCGCGTTGGCTCGCGCCGCCAAAACCACCCCTGCCAGGCAGCGCACCCGTCGCCAAGCGAAGGTCGTTGTGGGCCACACCCCCGGAGGTGCCCATGCGACCTGACGACCCGTCCTCTTTGACGCCTGACGAGCGTCGCTCCGAAGTGGCCAGCATCTTGGCCGCCGGCATTCTGCGGCTCCGCGCCCGTGCGGCCATTCCCGGCGACGATCCACCGGCAGAAATCTCTCCGGAATCGGTAACAGCACGCCTTGAGGTTCCCGCCGAAACCGTGCTCAGTGTGATCCACGGTAGTTAACGGTTTCCGAGAACCCCAAACAAGGAGAGATGAATGAACCTGAACGTAGACAAAGAAGTCGCCGCGCTTCAGCGGATGACGGTTGGCCAACTGCGGGAAAAGTTCGCCGACGTATTCGGCGAACCGACGCGCGCCGGCAACAAGACCTGGCTCGTCAAACGAATCGCCTGGCGGATACAGGCACTCATGGAAGGCGACATTTCGGAACGAGCCCGCCAGCGGGCGGCGGAACTCGCCAACGACGCCGACCTCCGCACATCGGCCCCCAAGGCAACCACGCCCACCGCTACGCCGGAGCGGACGAAGTCGGCAGCGCTCGCCGTGGCGACCGACGACCGGCTGCCGCTGCCCGGCACGATCCTGATGCGGGAATACAAGGGCCAGACGCTGCAGGTCCGGGTCCTGCCCCACGGCTTCGAGTTCGAGGGCGAGCTCTTCAAGTCACTGAGCGCCGTGGCCAAGAAGATCAGCGGCCAGCACTGCAACGGCTACCACTTCTTCCGGCTTCGTCAGCAGGGAGGTGTGAAATGACCAAGACCAACAATCGCCAACTGGCGGCGGCCGCCAAGCGGATGAAGTGCGCCATCTACACCCGCAAGTCCACGGAGGACGGACTCGAGCAGGAATTCAATTCGCTCGACGCCCAGCGGGAATCGGGCGAAGCCTACATCAAGAGCCAAGCCCACGAGGGCTGGGATTGCGTGCCGGACCAGTACGACGACGGCGGGTTTACGGGCGGCAACATGGATCGTCCCGCGCTGCGGCGCCTGATCGCCGACATCGAAGCCGGCAAAGTCGACTGTGTGGTGGTCTACAAGGTCGACCGCCTGAGTCGTTCGCTTCTGGATTTCGCCAGGATGCTGGAGATCTTCGAGCGGCACCGCGTCGCCTTTGTCAGCGTCAATCGTACGCTGACCGACGTGTCGCCCGCGGAAGGAATCGTGCCGATCCTGTACCTGCCGGGCGTAGACCGCCAGCAACTCCGCGCGGCAAGCGACTGCCCGGAGCCGTGGCAGCCACTCGTTGAACTGCAGTACCGGGGGACCGTCTGGACTCAACGAAATGGTCGCGACTGGACAGTTGAGGCGTTTTTGACCTCAGATAATGCTCTCGGACTGGACGTGTCGCTCGATTTGGCAACGCGACAGGCGATCCAGAGGGCGCTCCCGTTGAGTGCGTGGTCCCAGAATTGATCGTCGAACGTGGAGCCGACCGCGTCCGGGCCGAGGTGAAGGAAGTGAATTGGCGTGGCATGCGGTGCCGCGTGCTGGTCAATACCAACGCGCCCGGCGCGAAGGTGGACCTGCGTCTCAACTGGAAACAAGCAGGGTCCAGCATCGTCGCCTCCGTCAAGGACGTCGGAGCCAATGGCGAAGCCAGCCTAGCGGTCACTGACGACTCCCATGAGGGATCGGCGGCGGCTGTCGTCGTCTTGGATGCCGCCGGTCAAGTGCTTGACCATCAGGCCACTACAGTGGGAGAAGAATCATGAGCGTGGAACTCGATCCCTTGGATCGTCTGGCGTCGGGAGTTTTTGATGGATATCTGGTCCGCAAGGATCTTGTCCGCAAGTACTCGCGTCAATACCCGGTTCCCACGTATGTCGTCGAGTTCCTCTTGGGACGGTACTGCGCCAGCGTGGATGATGCGGAAATCGCCGAGGGGTTGCAGATCGTCGAGAAGCAACTCAAAGACCGCACTGTCCGCACCGGTGACGAGGAGTTGTTCAAGGCCCGAGCGAAGGAAACCGGGTCGGTCCGTCTGATTGACATCGTGAAGGCCCGGCTCGATGCAAAGAACGATTGCTATATCGCGGAATTGCCGAGCCTGAACCTGCGGGATGTACGGATTGACGACCAGTTGGTGCGCGACAACGAACGGATGTTGACCGATGGGTTCTACGCCGAGGTCACGCTGAACTATGACGGGATCATCGCTCAACAAACGAACGGGCGGCCTTTCGGGATCGAATCACTGCGGCCGATCCAGATGTCGAAGCCCGACGTGTTGGTGCATTTCGCTCGTGGCCGTCGGGCTTTCAGCACACAGGACTGGATTGAATTCCTGATCCGTTCCATAGGATTAGAACCACATTCCCTGGACGAACGGGCCAAACGCGTCGTTCTCTTGCGGATCGTGCCGTTCGTCGAGCGGAACTACAACCTTGTGGAACTCGGCCCGCGCGGAACCGGCAAGAGCCACCTTTTTCAACAGATCTCTCCCTACGCCCACCTGATCTCTGGCGGCAAAGCCACCGTCGCGAAGATGTTCGTGAACAACGCTTCGGGCCAGCGCGGCTTGGTCTGTCAGTATGACGTGGTCTGTTTCGACGAGGTCTCCGGCATCTCGTTCGACCAAAAAGACGGCGTCAACATCATGAAGGGTTACATGGCCTCGGGGCAGTTCAGCCGGGGCAAGGAGAACATTCGGGCCGAGGGCGGCATCGTGATGGTGGGAAACCTCGACGTGGACGTCGAGCAGCAGCAGCGGATTAGCCACCTGCTCAGCGGCATCCGGGCGACACGGCGGCGGGATTCAACCGGGACTTCGACACGATTCCAGCGGAGTCGGTACTTCACTGGTTCCGAGCCGATCGGCCCGGTCAGGCGCGCGGAATTCCGGACATCATGCCCGCGCTGCCGCTATTCGCCCAGCTCCGCCGGTTCACTTTAGCCGTTCTGGCGGCTGCCGAAACGGCCGCCGACTTCGCGGGCATCCTGTACACGGACGCGCCGGCCAATGGCGAAGCCGACGCCGCCGAGCCTTTCGAACCGATCGAACTCGAAAAACGAGCGCTGCTGACGATGCCAGGTGGCTGGAAGATGAGCCAAATGGAGGCTCAGCAACCCGCGACGACCTATGCCGAGTTCAAGCACGAAATCCTGAACGAAATCGCCCGCTGTTTGAACATGCCGTTCAACATCGCCAGTGGCAATTCCTCGGGCTACAACTACGCCTCCGGTCGACTCGACCATCAGACCTATTTCAAAGCGATCCGCGTTGACCAGTCGCACCTGGAACGCGTGGTGCTCGATCGGATTCTCGCCGCTTGGCTCGACGAAGCGGTGCTCATTTCCGGACTATTGCCGGCGGGGATTGGCCCCATCGCGGAGTGGCCCCATCAATGGTTCTGGGATGGGCACGAGCATGTCGACCCAGCCAAGGAGGCGACGGCTCAAGGGACCCGCTTGGCCAATCACACGACCACGCTCGCTGACGAATACGCGCGGCGAGGTCAGGACTGGGAAACGCAGTTGCGACAACGCGCCAAGGAACTGGCGCTGATGACCGAGCTGGGACTCACGCTGGCCCAGGTTTCTCCCCACACACCCACGGAGGTGCCCGATGACGCGGTCGACCAAACGCCCGCCGGCGATGCCTGAGCCGGTCTCCACGCCGACCCTGCTGGCGCTGACCGCCAGTGCGGTGATCGACATGGAGGCCGCCGCCGATGGCACTACGCCCGCCGCGTTGCCCCGTTTCCGGATGGTCGCTTACACGGGCGGTCCGATGCGCGTCAGCGGCTGGCGGTATCCGGTCATTCTGGATCTCGCCGGACTCGCGATCCCCTCGCAATCGCGGCCGATTCGTTTTGGCCACGATCCGCTGGCCGGTGTCGGGCACACCGACAGTATTCGCATCGACCAAGGACAGTTGGTCGCGACGGGGATCGTCTCGCGCGACACGGCCGCCGCTCGAGAAGTGGTGGTGAGTTCGAAGAACGGGTTTCCATGGCAAGCCTCGGTCGGCACGAGCGTCGAGGACTTTGAATTCGTCAAGGAACACCAGCAAGTGATGGTGAACGGCCAGCAATACAGCGGGCCAATCAACGTGGTGCGCAAGGCGACGCTGGGAGAAATCAGCTTCGTCGACCTCGGCGCGGATGGGGCCACCAGCGCCAGCGTGGCGGCCGGTGCGGAAACTCACACAGGAGCACGAAACGTGGACGAAACCACTCGCAACACTGCCGAAGAATTGGAATCCCCAGCGACGGCGACCGGCGGGACTCCGGAAACGCCCGCCGGCACTGCGGTCGCTGCCCAGTAGCCGACGGCGTCGCTCAGGAACGCTGGAACCATACGTCGCAGCTGCTGGCCACGCTGTGCGAACTGCATCGCAACCCCAAACGCCGCTCGCGACCGTTCACCGCCGAAGAGTTCCATCCGTACCTGCGGACGCGCCGGCGCGGGACGCCGCTCACCGGAGAACTGCTGCGAGCCCAGGCCCGCCGCTGGTTCGCCGAGCAAGCCCAGAAACGAAAGGCCGACGATGAGCTTCACGGTTAGCCTGAAAATCGTCGACGCCTTCTTCGACCGGCCGGCGGTGCTGAACCGGATGGAGCGGGCGACTGCTCGCTCGCTGTCCAAGGCGGGGTCGTTCGTCCGGCGGCGCGCCATTTCCCGCTTGCGTCGGCGGAAACGCTACTCGCGGCCTGGCGAGTCGCCGAGCATCCACAGCACCGATCGGTTGGCGACATTGAAACGCATCCTGTTCGGGTTCGACGGGCGCTACACCGTCGTCGTCGGCCCGGTGGGACTCAACCAGAAGCAGTACGTGGGCGGCCGGATCACGGCCGGTACCGTGCCCGCGACGCTGGAATTCGGCGGACAGGTCGGCATCCGGGAGAAGCTGGTCGGGCGCACGTGGCTGCCGATCGGGCGACGAAAACCGCGCACCGGCCAACCGACGCGCGTGCGGATGGCGACGTACGCCCCGCGTCCGTTCATGGGACCGGCGATGGAAGCCGAACGTGACAAGTTTCCGCAACTCTGGGCGCGGAGTATCTCGGCATGAGCGCTGATGGCGTGAAAGCGGGCCGAGCCTACGTCGAGCTGTCCGTGAAGGATCGGTTGACCAAGGGTCTCGCGCAGGCCAAAGAGCGGTTGGCCGGCTGGGCGAAAGGACTCGCCCTCACCGGCACCGCGATCCAGGCGGGGTCCGCGTCCGTGCTTACCGCGCTCGGCGCGGCGGTTCATCACTTTGCGGATCAAGGAAGTCGCCTCAATGACATGAGCGTGGCGACCGGAGTCAGCGTGGAGACGCTGTCCGGACTGGGTTACGCCGCCCAGCAGACGGGCGTCGATCTCGGTTCGCTCCAAGGCGGACTCAAGGGACTCGCCAAATTCACGGGCAACGTGGCGGCCGGGAGCAAAGGGGCGATCCATACCCTGCAGCAACTGGGCATCAGTGCCTCGACTTTCCTGGCGGCGCGCCCCGAACAACGTCTCGGTCTGTTGGCCGACGGTCTCCGCAAGATCCAGGATCCTGGCGTCCGCGCGGCGCTGGCGATGAAAACGCTCGGTCGCGCCGGCGAGTCGCTGCTGCCGATGCTGGCCGACGGCTCCGCGGGTCTCGACGCCTTTCTGGAGCGGGCGCGCGAACTGGGGATTGTGATCACTGGGGAGGAAGCCGCGAAGGCCGATGCGTTGGGCGACGCCTGGGATGATCTCAAAGCCGTGTTCGGCGCGATCGCGTTTCAGACGGGCGCGGCGCTGGCCGACACCATGCAAGCCTTGATCGCGACCGCCATCACCGGCGCGCAGGCCGTGCTCGAGTTCGTCCGCAGCAACCAAGGGCTGGCGGCGCGCGTGATCGGCGGGGCCCGCATTCTGTGGCGGGAGTCGGGCGTCGGCACGAAGTGGGCCGTCATGCGGCTGGCGGACGTGCCGCAGGCGATCGTCCATTTTCAATTGCAGGTTGACTTGGTCCTCGGCGGTTCGGCGCTGGCTTCCATCTTGATCTGGGACGGTGGGGACTGGGTGCCGAGCGATGCCACGATCCTGGTCCGCGACTGGTACAAAGCCCCAGGCATGTGGCAGGCGTACGGCGGTTATAAGGGACTCGCGCTCAAGAACGCCTGCCTCGACCGGTTCGAGGTCGTCTGGATGGAAACGCCGGCACGGTCGATCGAATTCGTGCTCGCCGGTCCGCTGGCGGCCGGGCAAGCGATGGCGGCGGTGACGAACTATTACCTGCAGGGTAAACCGCCAGCCTCCACCGTGACCGTTTACGACGCCCAGCGCAACTACCCGCGGGCCTTGGCGGGCGCCGCCGGGAAGGCCCG